CTTGTTGTTGCACCTCCAAATATTATAGATTCACTATTGGTATTTCCTGCAGCCGTTCCAGCTGAACTTAAATAAGCTCTAGCAGATGATACATCAGCTACCTCAGTAAAAGAAGTCCCATCCCAAGATTCACAGGCAGCGTTAGGGTTATATCCAGGTGCTCCAGTTCTACCTGTTGATACTATTGCAGAGGTTTGTATACCACTCCCACCACCTAAATGTCTAACTGTATTCATATCATTTACTTCTGTCCAACTTGTTCCGTTCCAACTTTCAGTTCCATTTACACCTTCACCCGATACGGCCAAAGCAGCGGTTTGAGTTCCAATAGCTTGTCCCATAAACCTATTTCTAGCTGAATTTAAATCATTTACCTCAGTCCATGCCGATCCATCCCAAGTCATTGTTGATGCTGTGAGAGGAGGAACATTACCACCAAAAACTAATCCTGCAGTATAAACTCCCGCTGATCCTGCTCCAGTTCTTACAGGAGAAAGATCTGCTACTTCTGTCCAAGATGATCCATTCCAATTTTCACAAATACCTACAGTCGCTGTGGGTGTACCACGATATCCTGCAGCAACTAATCCTGAATTTTGTGTTCCAAGTCCAACTAGTTGATCCCTTCCCGTATTTAATTCTGCTATCTCACTCCAAGACGCACCGTCGTATTGAAAACTATCTCCAACTCTAGCCGGTGATCCGCTTGCTTTTGAACCACCACCAGTTGTTACCGAATCTCTTCCACCAAATGCACCTTGATTAATGTAATTTGTTGGTAAATTTCCACCACTAGACCATGATCCAATAGGTGGACCGCCATCGTTTACAGTTTTAAATTGTCCTGTTGTAGAGTTGTAGTAAAAGTCTCCAGTAATCGCGTCAGCATAATCTGCTGCTGGTGTTGACGATGGATCTAAACCTGAGAATGTCCATAGTTCTGTCGCTGTTGTTCTTGATGGTGTCCCACCTGCAAAAGCCAATGCTGATTGATTACTATTTCCTGAACCACCTAAATCATATCTTGCTGTGGCTAAATCTGCGACTTCAGTCCAACTTGAACCATCCCATGATTCTGTCACTGCCGTGGTTCCAGGAACATTTCCTCCAAAAGCTAATACACTTGTATAAGAACTTTGATGTGATGCAGCTAAACCATTTCTAGCTGTGTTTAAATCTGAAACTTCAGTCCAAGCTGATCCGTTGTATTGTTCTACAACAGCTGTTCTTGGAGAACCACCAATCGCTATACCAGCAGTTTGTGTTCCTGCTGCAGCCATATCCTCTCTTCCAGTGTTTAGATCTCCACCTTCAGTATAATTAGTTCCGTCATACTCAAATGACTCCGTTGTAACAGGATAGCCACCCATAAATAACGCTGCAGTATTAGTTGCACCAAGAGCACCTATACTTGCTTTTGATCCAGGATAAGCAGTAACAGTGGTATAACTTGTTCCATCATATTCTTCAGCAGCGTTTGTAAGACTAGGAGACTCACCACCCACGACTATTGCTGAAGTTTGAACTCCTGCTCCGTGAAAGTGACTTCGTGCTGTATTTAAATCGTTTCCTTCTGTCCAACTAGAACCGTCCCACTCTTCAGATTTAGCACTAAGAGGAGGTTCAAAACCACCAGAACCTAAAGCTGCTGTTGTAGTTCCCACAGAAGCTAAATTATCACGAGCTGTGTTCATGTTTGCAGCACTAGCCCAAGCTCCCGCATAAGGATTATCTGCCAATGCTTGTGCATACGGTGTCGGATCTTCTGTACGGGTTTGAACTTGAAACCCCTTTATACCTTTATATTCAGACATAGCTATTATTTA